CTGGTCCCGACTGGCTTGCTCTGTAGAGAGCTGTCAGTCGAGCTTGGTGTGCGCCTCGCTGGTAGCGAGAACCGCACCTTTGCCCAGGAGCTCCGCGAGTTTGAGCTTCTCCAGCAGATGAAGAGGAAGCTCGATGATGCTGCCTCCGAGAGGCTGGCTCGGCAATTGACCGCTGGCGGCAGCGCGCCGCGCGGTAAGACGCCTGAGCCGGCGAGGAAAGAGAAGGAACCGGTGGTGGCAGTGCGCCCCCCCGCTGAGGAAGGCAACAGGCGGCAACGACGCCGCCACAGGTCCTCCTCGCGTGGATCGCGCAGTGTTTCCCAGTCTACGGCCCCTAAGACCGCTGCCCCTGCAAAGGGGCAGAAGAAAACCCACGCAGTGCAAGAGATGACCCTCGCTGGTTCGTCCCCTGCACCCGTTGGAAGTTTGGTCCGGGCCACGTTGGTGTCAGACGCCAGTGTGTTCGCACAAGGCGTCATTATGTGGCACACTGGGAACCAGGCGATCGCCCGCTTTCCTGCCCACACAGTCTCCACCCCTGGGTGGAGGGGTGATGTCTGCTACCAATTCGTTGGCGGCAGGTTCACGTTGCCCTGGGAGGCCTCTCCCCACAAGGATGATGGCCCCCAGGACGCAACTTTTGTGTGGTTGCCCTGGAAAGAAGAGATGGAGGTGGCGAGCAAGCGCCACATCAGTAGCGAGCTCCGAGGTCCCGCAGTTTTACTGCGGTTGACCGCCGAAGGCCGCCCTGTGGTGCTTGCCGGTGAGGTGAACGGGGCCGATCGGAATGGCCTAATCACTCACACGATGTCCACCGACCGGGGCGATTGTTCCTGCCCGGTTTTCCTGCGCGATGGCCATTTGGTGGGTTTCCACCGTTATGGCACCTCCAAGTTCGGGCAACTGATGCCCGTGGTTGACGTCGGGGCCCCTTCCAGGCCCCAGGCTTTAAACTTGAGGAAGGGCCTGGCGAAGGCCTGAAACCTCAGTTGGAGGATCGCGGGCGGCTCAAGTTGGGCCGCAAAGGGAAAGCTCAACCGGTCTTTTGGGAACCCGACCGGGAGATGCACGAGCTTTTGGACCGTTGCCTCGTTAGCATGCCGTATACGGTAGCCAAACCGGACACAGCCGCTGTTCTGGAGGAACTCCATTTGTTCGGGGGGAAAGAGACGTACTCCCCTCACCCCAAGTACCATGATGAGGCGTATGAGATCCTTCAACGGTCTCTCGCTGAGGGGTGGGCGGTGTCTGGGCGCATCAGCGCGGTGACTGAGTCAAGCCTTCGGGCTGTGGTGTGTGGGTTCAATCCCACCTCCGGACCAGGTTACCCTGAGTGCAAGCGCCACCAGACCAAGAAGGACTACGTCAAGGCGAACGGCGGGGTCGATGGCGCAACAGCTGTGCTTACGCGCTTCCTCCGCCAGGTCCTGGAGTGTGAGGATCCGGCCCAGCTCCCCGCCTATTGGCTTGTCCACGGAAAGGAGGACAAGTACAAGGCGGGGAAGCTGGACCGGATGAGGACCATTCAAGGGTCCTCCATCCAGTTCCAGTTCGTCCACCAGGCCTACTTCAAGGAAGTGGAGGAGTGGTTGCATCAGCGACCAACGTGGATGACCTCGTTCAACCCAGCCGGAACCAAGTGGTCCAACCGTTTCAAACAGTTGGTCGCTTCGGGTCCCTTCTCTGGAGGACACGATGCCACCGGGTGGGACCGTAACGTCCCCGGTCAGGCCATCTACGCCTACTACGACCTTTTGGCCACACTGGTGGAGGTCCCCGACAATGTGCTCGCGTGGTTGAAGTACCACAGTGTGCATTCCCTCCTGGTGGTACCAGGTGGGGACCCGCAATATGAGGGCGACACGACTGCCCTCATTCTACAGAAACACAGGGGTAATCCCTCTGGACATCCAGGGACAATTCACATCAACTCGCTCGTTCACGAGCTGTTCATGATTGCCGTCTCCCTGGAAGTCGGAACCCTGCATTACGACGGGTCCGTGGTCACTGGTGACCTGGACTACGAGATTTGCGGGGACGACAATGTCTATTTCGGCAGCCGTGAGGCGATCGAGACTATGCTCCAAGACAGCACCCTCCAGCTTTGGAGGGATCGCTATGGGGTGGTCCTGAAGAAGGATGGGCCGTATGAGCACGGCTCTCTCGATTCGCTCGGCCCACATGCCGAGTTTCTGTCGCGTTTCTCGGTCCTCCTCGGGGACCGGCTGGTGCCGGTCCCGGTGAATCCTGTTCGGATGATGGTGCGTGAGACGCACGTCGGGCCCGACGATTCCGCTGAGGATGTTTGGTTGCGCACGATTGGGCTGAGTGATCAGATCAATCTGTGGCGCGCCGTTGACTACGCCAGGCCGAATGAGTTCTTGGTGCCTGAAGTGAAGGCAGCTGAGCAGCTCATCCGCCTGGTAGCCCGTCGCTGCGGAAAGGAGTCCCTCCTGCCCCGTCTGCTTCCCCCTGCGGGAGAAGTTTACCGGGTGGTGATGGAGACTCTCTGATGAGTGGCGTTCGGGGGGAAACGTGTGCGGGCCCCGGTCCGGGGTCGATGTTCTGTTCCGGGGGAACGGGTGGAGAAAACCACGCAAACCGTGAGAGGGAGATCACGTAAAAGATAACCCGGATGCAACAACGCAACCTCTGGCACGTGCCGGACGGGGGAGGACGACCTGCGGAAGAACAATTTGGTCGTGTCTCTGGTTGCTGTGCTGGCTGCTTTGCAGTCCTCTGCTTGTTGAAGAAGGTGGTGCGGCTGAATTGAGTAAACCGCACTTGTGAGAATGACCCCGCCGCCGTGGATGATTCGCTCTCCGCGGAAGGTTGGTTTGTGGTTACGCGGGCAAGACCATGCGCTCCTAGAGAAGCTGGTTCCGCTGTGGCGTTGTGCGAAGGTACTTGTTGTGGTTGCCAGATGCATCCTTGTCCCAGGCGTAGATATGACTATCTACCTGACGAGTGGCGTCTTGTGTGTGCCCTACGCGCCGACGTACCAGTACTGGAGAGGAAGGCCTGTGGAGGCTTGAATCTTGCAGTACACGCCCCCACGAAGGGTGAGCTCGATTTTGTGTGCTCCCCGGTTTCTTGGCCGGTACTTTTCTACCTGCCGGATAACTCACAGCCTGAAGAAAGCTTCGGCGATCCTTCATCAGTGGAGTAGCCTCGCAAGTGCAGCGGCCAGAACGAGGGGGAAACCGCCCTCTTTCTCATCCGTCAGCACGTGCTATGTTGGCGTTGTTGCACCCGATAGAAAAGGGGTCAGCCTTTAAGGAAAAGGTGGCTGGCCCCTTGCTGCATTGCAGGGGGGGGGGGAGGCGGAACGTTGGCCAGCCAACGTTCCCTTGTGGCCTTCCTCTTTCCCAGGTGAGATGGACGACTCAGTCTTCGGTGCCTCCGGACTGAGCTGCTCTCTGCAATGCGGCAAGTTGTTGCCAGGGATTCGTCCCTGAAGGTTTGAGCAGACCTTCACTAGGCAACTCATGCTCCACGTAACGTGGTCACCCAG